ATGGCAATCAGTGACACAAAGCTTCGCTCTATCTATGGTAAACCATATTCTGGGCCTGCTGAAATTACGGATTCTGACGGGCTTGGAGTTCGCATAACCCCCAAAGGCGTGATCAGCTTTCAGTTTAGGTTCCGATGGGAAGGAAAGCAGAACCGAATAGGGCTTGGGCGCTACCCAGCGCTGACGCTGCGCGATGCCCGCAATATCGTTGCAGACCTGAGGGAATCGGCAGACAAAGGCATTGACCCCCGAACGCTGGCTGGCGGTAAGAAATCCAACAGTAAGCCAACGGTGAAGGATTGCCTGGATTACTGGAAGGAAAATTACGTTGACGTAACGTTAAGGGCTAAGACGATAGCGCTTTATAAGTCAACGGTTATAAAGCACATGCGTGACGCTTTTCCCGGTATTCCGGTTGAGGATATCCCAGTCCGCTTGTGGGTTGAGAGGTTTACCGAAGAGGAGAAAATCAATCCTCGCCGAGCCCGGCATTTATTGATACAGCTCAGGTCCGCCATTGGTTGGTGTACGCGGCGACAGTTCGTTAGCACAACCGAGCTCATGCTTTTGCAGCCGAAAGACATCGGTGTTAAACCTGTGATTGGAGAGACCACACTCAGCTATAACCAGCTTGCCAAAATTTGGATGGCTATAGAAAGAAGTCGAGGGTCAACTTCTAACCGATTGCTTCATCAATTGCTAATGCTGTACGGCGCCAGGAATAGCGAACTTCGGCTGGCTATCAGGGGGGAATTTGACCGAGAGGAGGGGTTATGGGTTGTTCCAGCAGAGAAAAGCAAAACCAACAAAATTATCAGGCGCCCAATTTTCTCCGCGGCAGATGATTTGCTGAAAAAAGCTGAAATGACGTATGGGGATATACTTTTCCCGGGCGAGGACCTGAAAAGCCCTATAACTATTTCTGGTGCAAATAAATTTCTGAGAAGAATCAAAGACTCGTTGGGGTTTGGTGAGTTTACTTCACATGATTTCCGGCGCACCTTGGCAACCCGACTATCCGAAGAGGGGGTTGCCCCGCACGTCATCGAAAAAATGCTGGGGCATGAACTGGGCGGCGTGCTTTCTGTCTATAACAAGCATGACTGGATTGCCGAACAGAAAGACGCCTATGATCTGTATGCTGAAAAGATATTTTGGCATATCAGGAAGATTTCTGGTTGACACCCCCGTTTAAGATCCACTCCACAATAGCAGAGCGCAGATACTGTTTTGGGTAGGTCCGGACCGGTTTGGGGAAATTATAGCGCTCGGTGTATTTCCGGATGGTCACGCGTGAAGATACTCGGATCATCCGCATCGCCTCTTCCTCGTCAATCATTTCAATGTCTACCATATTTCCCACCTCACACTACAATCAGGCCACGACAGTGGCGCCACAACTCAAATTCACTATTCATGTCGTTAACTCCGAACAGCCAGGCAATGGCGAGCGCGCAACCGACGATGCTGAATGCTGTAGGCCAGTCCATCACTTCACCTCAATCATCGCAGCACGAAAGTCTTGCTCCAGTCGCTGTTCAGCTTTAATTTTTGCCCGGCGCAAACACTCACTGAAAACCTCTTTGCTCACCTGGCTTTTCAGTTTCGCCATCAGGGCTTCATTTTCATACTGCCAGCGAAGACGGTTAACGTCCTTTTCCTGACGGCGCAAAATAGCCAGTTGTTCGCAGATTCGTGAGCGAGCCCAGAACCATGATTTGTGCGCAACTGTAGCCCGTCTGTACCAGTCTGATTTTTTATCGGAACGCTGAGACATTTGGTCTTTAATACTGTCCAGCGTCCTGTTCGCCAGCGCGAGTCCGCGCAAGTGATCTTCAATTGTTACCAGGGAATCAAGGTTAATACGTCCATTTTCGAGTGTGATGCTCATCGCTTAGCCTCCCTGATCAGATGTTTGTAAGCCCGGAGGGCGTGCATTGTCTTGCCACTTAAAATCGTTCTCATAATGAAAAAACCGCTGCTCTGGCTGGTCATTTCAGGCGTGAGAAGCAACGCCACATCAATCGCCCGGTTGTGTCGGCGGAACTCAAATACAGAGCTGGTGACCGTGATAACTGAAACCGACCCTTGATCATTAAACTCAACCTTCACAATGTTTTTCCTCCCACCCAATAGCCTGAAACAGGCCCATTTTCGGGTGATACCAACGGGCCCCACGTGGTTCGGCTTCTGCCATCATTTGGCGGAATGCTTTCATAAAAGGTTCAAACTCCACGATCGCCCGGCGAGACAGCAGACCATCAGGCGTCATGAACTCGTGCGTATCGGTTGGGATACGGTATGCGTTAACAAGGTTTCGGCACTTGGCATCGGTCATGCCGCTTTTTGCGACCACCTGGCGATAACCGACATACCCGGCCCGCATATTTCCACGCTTAATGTTTTCGACAGCTTCCGCGACGGTTTCAACCTGTTCTTCTACCTGATACAGCCGGCGTTCCTGCTCGAGATTCAAAAGGGCCATTTCTGCGATCAGTTCGGCCTGTGATTTTGGACGCGAGCGCTCCTCTTCCAGTTCTTTCCAGCGATCTACCAGCCTGGCGGTAAACTCGGGGCTGAGTTGCGCGACCACAATGATGCTGTCGCGTTTGCCTTGCTCATCTGTGAAGCGGAATACCTGCATTGTCCGCGGACGCCCCATAGAGTCTGTTCCGGGTTCGTCCACCAACGGTGGCTGGACAATAACGCGAGCATCTACCAGCCGTTCAATGGTACGTTTCACACTGTCATGACGACTATTAACTAATTCGGAGATTTCAAGGCTGGTCATGGATGGTTTGTTAGTGATCAAGTTATTCATCATCATTCCCCTCAATGCATAATCGGTGCTTCTGGCACACCTTCGATCTGGATGTGTTCGATAAAGCTGTCATGGAGGAGGTTAAGCCCCTCCCGGCCAAGTGCTGATAACCTGAACCCAAATTCTTCGTCAGCAATAACCATGTCCTGATACATCCGCAGCGCCAGCTGCTGGCCAACCTCTGGCCCATATTTCTCTATTGCCCCCAGCTCAATATGGTTGGCGAGTGCAAAGCGTTCAGGTCCCGGGTAGACGCTAATGGCGCCATGTTCGCCGGAATAGATTACGGCAGTATCAACACCGCCATTATCATTCGGAACGTCGACAGTTCCGTTTTTCTCCAGCTCCTCAGTGATGAACACGGCAGCCAGTAGCCAGCGCCAGAGGATCAACTCTTTTTCGATATTGAGCGTGATCCAGTTGCTTTCTACCGCTTCCATGATGCAGGCCAGAATTTCCATTCCATCGGCAAGGTGTTTGTCATAGCGACCGTTATCCAGCAGGCGAATAGCAGCGGAGTAGCCAATCACCCGGTTTCCAGACCGGATCCCTGTTGAGGTTGGTTCCGGGTTAAGCATGTTCTGAAGCATTGCGAACCTCTCATATGTGCCCGGCTTGTCGCCGGGCTGGTGGATCATTTAACCTGGATAAACGGGGTGTTTGTTCCGCTGGTCATGTACTGGGGCAGGGTGCCATTCCATTTGTTGATGGCCTCCAGTTGCAGTACCTCAGGGTTCTCACGCATGGCCTGCCCACGGATCTGGATAGACTTTGCTTCTGCTTCAGCCAATTTCAGCTTTGCATCCGCCTGGCCATCGGCTTCGGCTCGTAACATGTTGGCTTCAGCTTCACGTTGTTTAACTTCCTGCTCGCGCTGCAGCGTCTTCTGGTTGGCCGTAACTTTGGCGTTGATGCTTTCGATCACTGTCGGCGGGTATTCCGGACGGCCAACGTAAGAAAGGCTGATCACCTGGATACCAACCGGCCCCATATCGGACTGGATCTCTTTCAGTGCGTTTTCAAGCAGCTCAGCTTTCCCGCCGTCAATGAATTTATCGGTGCTCATCCGACTTGCGAGACGATTAAGGGCGTCAGCAATTTTCTGCCGCAGGTCGGTGTCGGTGATGTCGTCTACGCCTTTACGGTAGGTCTGGAAAACGGTTGTAACTTTGGTCGGATCAACCTTGTACGCGACCCCGATGTGGTAGCCGATGGTGGTGCCATCGCTCATCTGGAAGTTGAAAGCGTCTTCATACGTTTTCATCTGCTTGAAGGTCGGAAAGATATAAACCTCGGTATTCCAGCCAGTCCAGTAGCGCCCGACTCCGACGACTTCACCGACGCCTTTATCGTCACCCAACTTATTCACCTTGATACCCACGTTACCGGGCTCGACACGATCGCAACCAACAAGACCGATGGCAGAGAGTGCGATAATTGAAGCCATAATTGCTTTTTTCATTTCTTTTCCTTGGGAATAACGAGACCCTTAAAAATTGCGTAGATGCATGGCGGGGTCAGAAACGCCAGTGCAACGCCGGATGCGACGGCTACCGTGTCCTTCATTGAAATGAGGATTGGTACAAATAACCCGTAAACGCTGGCGGCGATCACCAGAGCAAGAACGATGCGTAAATAAGCAATCATCGACTCAGCCCTCCAGGTTTACAGGCCTGCAGTTCTTCTCGCTCTTTCACGTAGCGGTCGTGCATGGCATCCCACTTTTCGCACCACTTTTGCATTTCTCTTTTGCGGGCGAGGATGCGACGCAGCCGGCGAACGGTGCGCTGATGGGCGTTGAAATACTCAGTGGTGACTGCGCCACGTTGCCAGCTATTCAGTTCTGGATTCAGAGGATGAATCACCGGTACGTCCGGATAACGCTGCTTGAAACCAGAGCGCCCAAAAGCTCGGGAGGTCATGAAGAACGCCAGGTAACGAATTGCGGTATCCCGGCTGAAGCACCGCTTCATGCGTCCGTGGCGGATCGCGGCGAACAGATCACCAACTGGCGTTGGGTGCTTTTGCAACGCCTGGTCAATGGCGCTGACAGTTCTGTTGTCAATCATCTGTCTTTCTCCCGGTTATAGGTTTCATGACTCATAACTTCCCAGTTCCGGCCATCGTCTTTCGATAACAGGCGCCAGCGTGGGTTAACCTTCAGGCTGAGGTAGCCGGTGCGGCGCATTCGCCGCGGGAATATCCGCCGGCGCCGATACCGCAGCAGGACCTGCAACGCCTGCAGGTGAACCCTCTCAGGAATTCGTATCGCTGTCAGTGCCACCAGCTACCTCCTCAAATCTCAGCTCCATTTCTCGCGCCATTTCGATAAACGTGGTCAGTGAGCAAATGTGCTCGTCGTCGAACAGCTGGCGGTCGCATATCACCCTCCCGTTCTCGATGTGCACGACTACCCGCCCGGTAAAATCAGGGAGGACATGCAGATCCACGTTCAACACGGGGCGGGGGATCAGCACACCCTGATAGAGCATTGTTTGCTGGTTATTCATTGCCGGACTCCGCAGTAACTGGTTTCTGCTTTTTGACGAACTCCACCAGTTCAGAAATAAGCTCGTCGATTAACTCTTTCCCGCTTTCTGTGAGGAATTCGCCGCTGCCATTAACATCAACAGAGTTGCTGTAAATTCCCTTAAGAGCTTTCACGCCTTCCACATTTCCGTATTCACCGAGCGCCAGTCGCTCGAATTTCCGCAACAATCCATCAAGAAGAATCTCAGTTAATTCGATAGTACTAATCCCACCCTTGTTAAGCTTAATGACAAGTAAGCTACTCCCAGTCTTTCGCTGGTGGCGTAACAAGGCTGCTTTTAAAATTCGGCGGCGATAGGTAGTAATTAAGTTACTCATCTAATTACCCCTTCTTTTGTGTTCTTCATTTTGCTGTACAATCTTTTCCTCTTTTTCCATCCATGAATAGACCTCGCCAGCAAGGTCATATGCAAGACCTAAAACCCCATCAAGTTGATGGCAGTCAAAGTCCTTGTGATGTGTGAAAATTGTCTGCATAAGGAAGTTAAGTTGCTCAGCCTTAATGGTGACGCACTGAATATCTTGGCGGCGCTGAATGCTCATGATTATCTCCCATAAGCTTTTTTTAAAAATAAAATTGCGATATCCCAGTAGCCTGCACTACACATCATTTTTGCTGTCTTAAAGGCATCTTTATTTTTCACGACGCTCTCCTAAATAATGAATATAAAGTTCCGCAGAATTTAATCTGAAATTAAATGGTTTGGTGTTGTTTACTTGTTATTTTTTACTGCTTGTTCTTCGATAAGCCAGGCGCATACATCACCAGTAAGAACCCTGAGCAGCGAAGATAATGCCTCAATTTCGGTGCAATCCATTTTATTAGGGTATACCTCCATCATGCGGCAGATTATCTCTGCCTGATGAGCTTTCTCTGCCGCCTGCTCTAACGAAATTTCATGCGCCATTATTGTCACCTTTTAAGCCAGAAAGGTATGATGCAGATTGAGAGATTTTATTTGTAGCAATTGCCAGTTCTGCAAGGTCAGCAATAATACAGGAAAGGTCAGCTATTTTTTCTTTATCAACCAGGCTCTCTTCCACAAGAGAGAAAACATTAAGGCTGATATGGCTTATGGCATTTAATATTGAAATTGTTTTAGAGTCGCAGTCGCACGCGATACCATCATAATCGATATCAGTCGCACGCTTATCAAAACGGTAGTCTGGAATATCTACTAATTGAATGAAGTTTTTAGTTGCCATGATAATCGCTCCGGTGAATTACTTAAGTTGTAATTAGGATGGATCGGATCTTTGCGATAGTCAATGACTAAAGTAATTTATTTTTTATCTCTTAGGTATTTTATTGTTTAATAAGCAAAAAAAAGACCGCCTAAGCGGTCGTTCTTCTATGTTGAGAGTTATGCGAATCGTTTAAAGGCTGCCGACTGTTTGACCAGTACTTTAGCTAAAACGTGAAACTGATCTTCATCACATGCGTCTATTTCCCAAGGGCTGTAGAGCTTGTTATCTGACAGAACGACAAGGCTATTCTTCTGCATTTGGAGGCGTTTGATATGAATCGTTTTGCCAAACACGAAAACATAAATACCGTCACCTTCAAAGTGATTGACTGATGTATCCACGAAGATGTAATCACCTGGATCAATCGTACCTTCCATGCTATCACCACGCACGGTGATCACCTTGATAGATGATGCTGGACGACTTCCAAACATGCTTCTTGCATATTCTTCTGTGAATTCAATTGCTTGCACTGTCTTGATGAACTCAGAAGATAGGTATACTCCGGGGCCAGCACTCACTTGAACATCAAGCAAATCGACTCTGTAAATCCCAGGATCAACAGGTCTTTGTTGCCTGTAGACGGTTGGGAGATCATTGGATTCATTATCATTCATGGGCAGCTCACCTGAGGCGAGCCATTCAGGCCTGACATGTAGTGCTTTAGCTAACTCTACAGTTTTCCGCGAGCCAGAAGCCGCGCCAGAAGTTAGTTTCCAGATACTGGATTGCGACATTCCTACAGCGGCAGCAAGGGAGGCTTGGGTAAAGCCTGCTGCCTTCATTGATTCAACCAATCTTTCAGCAAACGTTGTTTTCGACATGTTGGCTACTCCAAAAGTTGTTAAAAACTTAACTCACTGAACGCGATAAGTCAAAAAGTAATTATTAGCCTTGAGGTTTACCCATTCAATCGCTAAAGTAATAATTAATTACTAAGGGGGTTTTATGATTACTGAGCCTATTGATAAAGCAATCAGATGTACAGGAAGCCAGGGGGCGCTTGCAAAACAATGTGGAGTGTCCCAAGCAACGGTATGGAAATGGCGCCACGGGAAAAGAGTTAAGGCAGAGCATGTATTGAAAATTGTGGCTGCTGCTAATGGCCAAGTAGCGGCATATGAAATCAGACCTGACCTGCCCGAGCTATTCCCGCACCCAACGCAAGGGGAGTGACATGGCTCGACAACGCAGGAGAGGCATGAAGTGACACCAGATAATCCGATTACAAATCAAGCGCTGGTGAGCTGAATGTTTCCAGAAGCGGGCAGCATTAAGGCGCTGGACAGGCTGTATCACGATCCGCGGGGTGTTGTCGTGCATGTCACCGGGTGGGATCGCGAAAAGCAGCAGGTTTATTTCACCAGACCGGATTATCCGCATGAATGCATGCAGCCGGTCTGGAAGTTTCAACAGTACTTCACGAGGGTTTTGGTATGAGCATGGATCTGATGGTTCAGGCTATGAAAATTAAGGTCGGAAACCCTTTACGCAAATTGGTTCTTCTTAAGCTGGCGGATAACGCCAGTGATCTTGGGGAGTGCTGGCCTAGTTACCAGCACATCGCTGACCAGTGTGAAATTAGCAAGCGTTCGGTGATGAATCACATCGAGGCGCTATGTGAGTGCGGCCTGATAAAAAAAGAGCTACGGACGGGACCAAAGGGGAATTCCAGCAACGTGTATCAGCTCAATTTACGTAGTGCAGGAGATTCACCAGGGGGTAGTGCAAATCGTTCACTACCTGGTGCAACAGATTCACTACCTGGTGCAGGAGATTCACCAGGGGGTAGTGCAGGAGCTGCACCCAGAATCAGTCACTCTTTTGAACCAGTCAATGAACCAGTCAATGAACCTATAAAACATACTGGTGCTTCGGCTATCGCCTCTGCACCGACTCGTTCTGCAAAACAGGATTATTCCCTTGAGTTTGAGAAAGCCTGGCAGGCATACCCAAAACGCGCTGGTGGTAATTCCAAGGCTGCCGCCTTCAAAGCCTGGAATGCCCGCCTGAAAGACGGGGTTAAACCTGAGGTCATGCTGGCGGGTGTTAAACGCTACGCAGCCTTTGCTCGGGCAACCGGCAGTGCTGGAACCCAGTACGTGAAACAGGCCGCCTCGTTCTTTGGACCCGATCGCCACTTCGAAGAATCCTGGCAGGCGCCATCCGCTCCCGGAGGTGGGCATAACAGCACCATTGCCCGCCTGTCCGGTCTGGGGCGCATGTCCGATGATTTTGGTGAATCCGGTGAAAACCTGAATTTTTGAGTGAGGTGGGTATGTTGAATTTGAATCAGCTCAAAGAGCGTGAAGACCTGAGAGCACAACAGGCAAAACTCGGCGATGAACTGGCTTTTGCTGAAGAGCATAAACTCCCCTGGGGCTTCGAGGGCTGTAACTCGAACCACACCAGCATGGCATCCTGTCCGGAACATGGAGACTACGAACAGTTCACGCTGGTGGGCAAAGATTTTCGCGGCGCAGAGACTTTCAAGCACTCGCGCTGTCCGTCCTGCATCCGGGCGGAGCAGACCAGTGTCAAATCCAGCCTGCGCAAACTTCACGTAACCAGCCTGCTGAACGACGCGGGCATTACTCGCCGCTTTGGTGACTGTGAGTTTGAAAATTATCTGGAGCTCAACCCTGAAGCCTCCCGCAACCTCGCAGCCTGCAGGCGCTACGCCGACAACTGGCCGGCCGTTCTGGAGGCCGGGAAAAGTCTGGTGCTGACAGGCAGCTGCGGCACGGGTAAGAATCATCTGGCGGTCTCTCTGGCGAAAAGTATCATCCGCAACCATCTTGCCAGCGTGGAACTGACCGACGTGATGCGTCTGACCCGCGCCGTGAAAAGCACCTGGCGCCACAATGCCGAGACAACCGAAGAAAGCGTGCTGGATCACTACTCTTCACTGGACCTGCTGGTTATCGATGAAGTGGGCGTGCAGTTCGGAAGCCCGGCAGAGATGACCATCCTGCACGAAGTGATTAACGCCCGCTATGAAAGCGTTCTGCCAACCATCCTGATCAGCAATCTGCCACCTGAGCAGCTGAAAGAGTTTATCAGCGACCGTATTTTTGATCGTGTGACTGACGGTGGGCGCAACTACCTGGTATTCAACTGGGCAAGTTTTCGTGGGAATAACGGGGGGCATGCATGACACCCGTCTGGCGTAACGACGAACTTGAAGAGGCGGTCATCGGCGCATTGTTTTTACGCGGAGATGATCCTGAGGTGCTGGATGTTCTCTCCCGACTGCCTGCAAGCACCTTCTCAGTTCGTCAGTATCGAGAAATTTACACTGGCATCTGCCGACAGGCCCGCGGCGGCGGAGTAATTGATCCGTTACTGCTTTGCGAGTCGTTGCCGGCACTCCAGACCACAATTCTGGCAGCCACCCGTGTCAGTTGGGCAAAATCCGCGTTGTTATCTTACGTTGATGTGCTGCGGCGCAATGCTGGTGTACGTGATGCCGAAGCAGCACTGGAGAAAGTGCTGGAGCAAATCAGGAGTGCCAGAAACGGAGAATCAGCCCTGGCCGCCCTTGAAGCTGCGAAGCTGACTGTATCGGCGATCGACATTTCAGCAGATACCGTCCAGCCCGTTCACATCTCCGAACTGCTCACCGCAGTGGCGGACGAAGTTGAATCGCGGAGCCAGGGGAAAGAAGAGACCAGGTGCCTACTCACTGGCATTGAGGAGCTTGATGCTATGACCGGCGGCATTGAATCGACAGATCTGGTGTTTATTGCCGCGCGGCCATCGATGGGTAAAACCGAGCTTGCACTGGATATCATCGACAAGGTTTCCGCTCAGGGCCATGGCGTGCTGTTTTTCAGTATGGAGATGTCGGACACGCAGATCACCAAGCGCATGGTTTCCGCTGCAGGCGGGATGTCGATGTCTCGCCTGAAAGCCGTGGATAAGTTCGAGGACGAGGACTGGGCGCGGTTCTTTAACGGCATGGAACGCATGGCAACCCGCAATATCTGGATCACTGACGCCACGGGGCTGACTATCGACCAGATACAGCAAACCGCCACGCGCTACCAGATAGCGCATCCGGAAATCGCGCTGGTGGTCATCGACTATCTGGCGCTTATCAAAATTCAGAGTACTGCGCGGTACGATCTGGCCGTTGGCGAAGTATCCAAGGGGCTTAAAAATCTGGCTAAATCAAATAAAACCCCTGTCCTTGCGCTGAGCCAGCTATCGCGCGGTGTCGAATCCAGACCCAATAAGCGGCCAATGAACTCCGATATGAAAAACTCGGGGGAAATTGAGGCTGATGCTGACTTGATCCTGATGTTGTACCGAGATGAGGTTTATAACCCTGAATCGCCAGCAAAGGGTATTGCCGAAATCAACGTGACAAAACAGCGTAATGGAGAGCTGGGGACCATCTATCGTCGATTCTACAACGGTCATTTCCTGCCAATTGATCAGGAGGAAGCTCGCCAACGCTCAACGCCGCAACCAAAGGCACATCAACGCCGTTACACGAAAGGGAGCCGGGCTGGCCATGAAGATTTTTAACATTACACCAATGGGCAAGCCGAGGATGACCCGGGCAGACAAATGGAAACAGCGGGAAGTGGTCATGCGCTACCGGCCATTCTGCGATGAGGTCCGTCTGAAGAACGTTGCTATGCCGGAGCAGGGCGGACACATAGCCTTCGTGGTTCCCATGCCAAAGAGCTGGAGCCAGAAGAAGCGAGTAACGATGAACGGACAGGCACACCAGCAGAAACCAGACGCCGATAACATGATTAAAGCGCTGATGGATGCTCTGTTTACTGATGACGCACATATCTGGGACTTTCGTGTGACCAAGCGCTGGGGTGAATCCGGACAAATTTTAATTTCTGATATCGGAGAAGTGGCTGCATGAAACTTGAAGAACCACTCAAAAATGCAATCCCTGATATCATGTACTTCAGCGACGACATAAGTAAAACGGGAGCACAGAACAATGCGTAGTAATAACAACGAACATAATAAATATTTTTCTGTGGATGCAGGCATCTCATCAGAGACAATTACGAAGGCTGAGCGTCTTGTTATGGAACGCTACAGTAATATGTACTCTAACTGGAAAGAGAAAGAAAAAAATTACCGGCAAGAAGTGGAGGATTTGCGTCAAAAAGAAATCGCTGGATTTAAAAATATACTGCCTGCTCCGTTTACATTAAGCGATGTAACCATTGAATGGGATTACTGGGAATCCGTACTTCGTCACAGGTATAAAACACAAAATGGCGATGGCTACGTCCAGATTAACTGGGATCGGCGCGGGTGGCTCACTGACCTTTTGTGCGTCATGAAACCAGTTACCCGGGCTGAAGCATTAACAGTCTGCAAGTGGTTGCTGGCATGTGACTATTTTGAGGAACGGGATTCGCTGTTTGATCGCATTATTTTGAACCTGGTCGGGGAGTGCGAAGAATGAAACTTGAAGCCTCCCTCAAACACTTTAGCCCTCAGGGCATGCATATTAGCGACGACGTGAAAAGCACATCTCCAAATCGACTGACCGGAACAGATGTTATGGCGGCCATCGGTACCACCAGCAGTCGTGCGCGCTTCGGCCTTGCCGCTTTCCTCGGAAAGGCTGGTATCAGCAAAACGGACGAACAGCTTGCAATTCAGGCGCTGGCGCAGTTTGCCATCAAAAACGCTCCTAAAAATGTCCGCAAAGCTGCTGGTGACAAGCTCGGCGCCTGCATGTTGACGCTGGCGCAATTTGCCTTTGCGGAGTACTCACGTTCGGCGGCCACCAGCGCAACGTGTCACAGCTGCAGCGGAACCGGCTTTATTTCCCGCCATGAAGATGTAATTAAGCACCCTGGGGTTTTCGATGCAGACGGTGTCGAGGTGAAGGCCCCAAAGATTAGAAATGAACTGGTGAAAAGGGTCTGTGGAGTGTGCGGAGGAAAGAAAGTGATCCATGCGCGATGCAGGTGTGGTGGTAAAGGGGAGGTCTTAGATCGCAAAGCGACCAAAGAACTTGGCGCACCGGTTTTCAAAACATGTGAACGCTGCTCTGGTAATGGCTTCTCTGTTGTACCCTCAGCGACGGTACACCGAGCCATTCTGAAGCGTCTCCCGGATCTCCATCAGTCTTCGTGGTCACGCAACTGGAAACCGTTCTATGAGGGGCTGGTGGACGCACTGTGTCAGGGTGAGCGACAAGCTGCTGTAGAATTCGAGAAGGCGACAACTTACTAATGTGATCGGAGCGAATGGCGACACTTTTTTGAACGTTAATGTTGACTTTGCATAAAAGTGTCCTGTATTCTTCTAATCATGGATACATACATCCAAATGAAACTGATTCTGAACCCTGCCAACCGGCGGGGTTTTGCTTTTCTGGGGGAAGCGATGCAGCAGCCATATTTTTTTAACCCGGGCATGACCACTCAACAGCTTGAAGACTGGCTTGGGCAACAGAAAATCTATCTTGCCCACTTCAACCGTCTGATAGCAGAAAAAGCCGCTCTTGAGGAGCGGCTGAGTCAGATCTCTGCGGAGATTGGGCGAGTCGCTACTGATAGCTTTGAAGGAATGCTGAGTTTTCCCTGGGATCCCAGTCCTCTTGTGGAAAGTCCTCAACAGGATAGTGGCCAGTCGGCAGATTAAGTGACGCCAGGACAGCGGCAGCATCTTCTGACATATAACTGGGCTTTAGTTGACTGGCAATGATAAAGAGACAGTCGTTTAGCGAGAGTCTTCTAATCTCTTCAGGTTTCCACTTGGTCATTTCGAAGATAAGGTGATGAAGAGCCTTATCGTTATCAAGATAATAATAATCCGATGAAAAATGTTTCCTGTACTCATCGAGAATACATTCAAGGGTGAATATTTGTCCTATTCGGTACCAAACCTGCCTGGCTCTGTAACTGTGTGAGTCTGCCAGTAATGTTTGGGGGAAGTTGTTATTTTGGCAAACCCGTGACTTGATTACCTGTAAAAGGTCTGAGTACTTACTCATATTTTCACCAGTTGATGTTTTAATCATTTGCGAATCAATTTTATCAAAGAGAAAAACAAGCCGCTACACGCTGATAACATCAGGCTGGGCGATACCTCAGACAAGCAGAGTATTGAAACCTGAAAGACTGAATGTTAAATTTCTGGTGTGGTGAATCCCCCTATGCGGAGGGGCGACCAGTCAGTTACAGAACCTGTAAATGCAGCGCGGGCCATGCCGACTGGGGCATGCTCACCGGGAGGCACCCGGCACCACGCAATGCCACTAAGCTATTTGCGTAGTGGGGTTGTCGTTTCGGCTTCTCCAGCTATGTTTAAAAGGTAGTAACGGAAAAATGAGCGCTCTCCTGGTAAATCGGTAGCTCGGACTATTAGGTGCGTCTCGATCCGGTACAGAATCAGTATTGCCTACATTTCTGCCCGTTCCTCTGAGCGGGCTTTTTTTCGCCATGAATAAGGCGCCTCGGAAAGCTGAGGTACAAATCATTTGAGGCTGCGCTTATGCGCGGCCTTTTCTTTTTCCCCTCAATTCTGAGAGGACTCACAGCAATAAGAGGGGGCTAAATGTCCGATCCTGTTTCTGGCACAACGGTAGCTGCTGGCGGGCTGATGGGGGCCAGTATGTTCGGCCTTGCAACTGGCATTGATTATGGCGTGGTATTTGGTGCGTTCGCTGGGGCAGTGTTCTATGTCGCTACGGCAGTAAATATCAGCCGCCTAAAGCTGGTGGGCTACTTCATAACTTCATTCATCTTCGGTGTGATTGGTGCTCCTCTGCTGGGGTCTTACTTCTCAAAGTGGACGGGGTACAGTGACAGGCCGCTTGATGCACTCGGTGCTGTAATCGTTGCAGCCATAGCCATTAAATTGCTGACGTTCGTTAACAGTCAGGATCTGGGTAGCCTGTTTGGGATTCTCTCTCGCTTACGTGGAGGAGGGACAAGCAATGGTAACAAGTGATCCGAGCGCAATCGTCAATGCGGTGATATGCGCTGTAATTGTTGGGGCGTTGATGTTCTATCGGCGCGACGGGTCAAGACACCGCCCCATGATATCGCTGATGGCTTACTTCACTGTGCTGGTTTATGCCAGCATCCCTTTCCGTTTCCTGTTTGGCTTGTACGAGTCATCCCACTGGCTGGTGGTACTGGCAAACATTCTTATCTGCGGCGCAGTTCTCTGGTTCAGGGGGAATATAGCGCGTCTGGTTGATGCACTGAGGCACTAATGAATCAATCACAATTTCAAAAGGCGGCTGGCATCAGCGCCGGGTTAGCTGTGCGCTGGTTTCCGCATATTGCAGCCGCGATGAAAGAGTTTGGCATCACTGCTCCACTCGATCAGGCAATGTTCATTGCCCAGATGGGACATGAGTCCGGAGGCTTTACCCGGCTGGTGGAAAATCTGAACTATGCAGCAGATAGCCTTGTGCCTACGTTCGGTAAACACCGTATCACCGCCCAGCAGGCCGCCGCACTCGGCAGAACGGCAACGCAGCCAGCTAATCAGCGAGCAATCGCGAATCTGGTGTATGGGGGCGAGTGGGGAAAAAAGAATCTCGGTAATCAGGTTGCCGGTGATGGCTGGAAATATCGCGGTCGCGGTCTGAAACAAGTCACGGGCCTGAGCAACTATCGCAGCTGCGGACTGGCGCTGAAGCTTGAACTTGTCACCCAGCCTGAGCTGCTGGAGCGAGATGATTACGCAGCGCGTTCAGCCGCATGGTTTTATGTTTCCCACGGTTGCCTGCTTCATTCCGGCGACGTGGAGCGTGTAACGCTGCTTATTAACGGTGGTCGAAACGGTCTGGATAAACGCCGAGCGCTGTTTAACCTGGCTAAATCTGTACTGGTATGAGGTCACTATGGGCATTGAAATGATTATTGGTTTGGCAACTGCTTTGCTGGCGGTTATCGCTGGCGCGTTCGGTATTGGCCACGCTCGCGGGACCAGTAAAGCTGAATCAAAGGCCGAGCAGCAGCGCAGCGAAGAGAACGCCGCTGCTACAGTCGCCGCGGCAGAACGCCGGGCTGATGCAACGAAAGGGGCCAGCGATGTTGAAGAGAGCGTTAAGCGTATGCCTGATGACGATGTTGATCGCGAGCTGCGCGAAAACTTTACCCGCCCCGGTGGTGGTTGATACCGCCTGCAACTGGGTGCGGATCATCTACCTGACTGACCACGATATAGACGTGATGGATAAACAGACGAAGCGCGACATTCTGGCGCACAACAAATCCGTGCAGGCCAACTGCCCGCAATCAACAGACAGGGTTACACGATGACCAAGACAAAGAATATTGAATTTCGGCTGAGCAAACTTGAGAAAGGGCCAGACAAGAAGGTTCTGGCCATCATGGAGATAAGGTCGAGAGCTATTGCAGGTAGCTTGCTGAAGCAGATTTCCTGCCAGGCGTTGAAAGATCGATAATGTCATTGAAGATTGCCTTGTAGGCTTTATTTAACTTCTCAACTGTTTTCGGGGTGATATCACTCGTAGGCGGCGCGTCGATACCATCTATTAATTCTATTTCAGCAAATTTTTTCAAAACCTGAAGGACACTCTCTTTTTGTTCTTCAGGCATCGTTTGCACAATAAAAGCAACAACGTTTCTCAGCGCCAGGAGTTGAGCATGAGTTACATAGTAATGATCGATCATATTTTCATTCCTGTTCTGTTGAACTCGGCGATTTAACAGTATAGCGGAGAAATGTTGCCCGCTACTCTGTGGCAACTTTCAATCGTGATGACTGGCAATAGCGGGACTTTTTATGCCCGGAACGGAGTATCTATGAAAGAACGAAAACTCGTAATTGAAATTGATGACAACGCCATTGATTCAGTAATCGAAAAGGTTCGCCTGCTCAAAGAAGAACTGAGAAGCCTCAGCCTGCCGATCAACATCTCTGACGCAGTGCCGGCAGCATTAAAGCCAGAAGAGGAAAGGAACACGCAGGATGCCCGAAGCGTATTCCTTAGCAACCTTGATGCCGAAATTATTCAGGCTTGGTCATCATTGATAGCGCTTTTGAATACACGTCTTGACGCGACCTCCTTCGACTAGGAGCTGCTGCTGGTTTAAGGGTGTTTAGTTCATTCACGGCCTTTGTGAATTTAACCCTCACTTTACTGACGCTATCTGATGGCATCTCGCTGAAGAGGCAAGATATAGCGATAGATAGTACCTCGGTCTCACCTTTGAGTGATTCCAGCTCCTCGACGATTTTCTGGAAAAGTTTCTGATTATCAACAGACATAAAAGCTCCTTATTTTGCTGTGTGGAAACTCAAAGATAAGCGAGCGTAACTTTTTGTAACATCCTGATATTCGATCAGTGCCGCTACCGTGCGGCTTCGATAATGCTCCCCACATCGCACAGAGGTAAGACATGTCAGAGATCACCGCATCCGAGCAAATCCGCCTGGATATCATCAAGAAAGTTAACTACGACACCGCAGCGGCCAAGCTGGCCATTGACTGGGTTGGTGATAGCAATCTGAAAGCTGAGCTATTCGCTGACTCTTTTGATCGTGTCTTCACTGAAAGTGAGATTGTCTCGAAGACCCGCAAGGCCATCCAGGAAGCGACTGAGGCGCTGGCGTTGTTTGATACCGTGACTGAGTAGTCCAGCTAAGGCATTACAGCAGGCATTCACTGAGTGCCTGTGATAATGTCGATGCGTTACTTAATCGAGAGGGCAAGTAAATGCAATGGACATCAGTAAAATTTCAATTACCACAGCCAACAAAACAGGTTTCTTGGTATATCGTAAATACGGATAAAGGTGTTGGCTTTGCGGAATTTAATCCCCTAACCGGATTTAGCAATATCGTGATTATTGATAACAGCCAGTATTTTAATCTTGAAATAACTCACTGGATGCCTTTACCTCCGCCACCGTCAAGCAATTAAAATACCTTGCTTTCTACCGAGTCATTACTGAGCCACTAGCTTTCGCTGGTGGCTTTTTTATTGGAGTGAATATGGCAACTAATTCACCCTGGCATCACCTCTATAACACCAAACGTTGGTACCGGCTGCGTTATCACCAGCTTCAGAAGCAACCACTCTGCGAGTTTCACCTCAGGCGAAATCAGGTGATATCCGCAACCGTTGTTGATCACATCAAACCACACAAGGGCGATGAAAACCTCTTCCACGACCCGGACAATCTTCAGTCGCTTTGCAAGCGCTGCCACGATTCGGTTAAGCAACGTATGGAGAAGGGCGGAACGGTTACCGAATTCGACAATGAAGGCAGGGTTATCTGGTAACAGGAGAACGCAATGCAAGATATGAAGATTGAATACCGAGATGGCAAGCTGGTGGAACTGAGCATTGATGGTGTGAGTTTTCTTTCTGCGTCCGCCATCTCCTTTAGTCATACCGCAAACGAGGAGCCACCAACGATTATCCTGACAATGTCTGTCGGTGCAGGTGAGCGACTGGCGCCCGCCGTCCCTCCCCGTGAAAACCTGCGGATAATCGATAAATGATAAATTTTCTCATTATCAACCAGAGAGGGTGGGGGGGAGGGGTAAAACTCTGGCGGCAATCGTAAAAAGACCGCGCCCCCAGTTTTCTTTTCAAAAACGTCCAGAAAAAAAGGAAAAAAGCGATGGCACAGCGAGGCAGAAAATCTCTTGCCGCGACGACGGCTGTGTCGCTTCCGGCTCTGGCTGAAAGCAGGCTGCAGCCCTCGTTACACCTTAGCGATCCAGAGATAAACGTTTGGATCAGACTGGTTAACGATAACCCGGCCAGCTCATTTACTGAAACACATCGCGACATGATGGAAATGTACTGTCGGCATGTGGTGCAGGCGAGACTGTTAACCACTCAAATCGAGGAGTTTGAGCTGGAGTGGCTGGCTCGGGATGATGGGCTGAAGCGCTACGATAAATTGCTCACGATGCGCGAGCGTGAAGTGCGTTCTGCGTCTTCACTGGCAACGCGACTGCGTATCACCCGGCAGGCGACTGCTGATCCTAAAACAGTAGGACGCGCCAACAAAAATCTGCCGCGGGAGAAAAAACCCTGGGAAATTGAATAAGGCTCTTCGATGGCTAAAAAAACTCTGACAAGAGCCGAGAGGAATATCCTCTGGTGCGAAAGAAATATTTATATTCCCGAAGGTAAGTTTGTCGGCCAGCCGCTGAAAATGGCTGAGTTCATGAAGGATGACTTCAGAGCCATTTTCGACAACAAGCATGGTACACGTCGCGCAATCATCAGTCGCGGGCGAAAAAACGCCAAAACGGTGGAAACCGCCATGCTGATGCTGCTCTACCTGGTAGGGCCCGAGGCTGCACCGAACTCGCAGCTGTATTCTGCGGCACGCTCACGCGACCAGGCGGCCATTCTGTTTAACCTTGCCTCGAAGATGTGCCGGATGAACCCGGTACTAATGCAGTACGTTGCGATCAAGGATTCAGCTAAAGAAATCCACTGCCCTGAGATGGGTTCTTATTACCGCGCACTGAGTGCCGAAGCTACCACGGCCTACGGTTTCTCGCCGCGATTTGTCGCACACGACGAATTGGGCCAGGTGCGTGGGCCGCGAGACCCGCTTTATGAAGCGCTGGAAACCGCCACCGCTGCACAGGATAACCCTATTTCGATAATCATCAGCACCCAGGCGCCTGATGCGAGCGATCTGCTTAGCCTGCTGATTGATGATGGACTGACCGGAGCCGATCCCCGGACGGTGGTCCGGCTTCAGACCGCGCCGGAAGATATCGATCCTTTCTCTGTTGAGGCCATCAGGCTGGCAAACCCGGCCTTCGATGTGTTCATGAACCAGAAAGAAGTGCTGGATATGGCTGCCAGTGCGAAACGCCTGCCGTCTCGCCAGGCAGAGTTTGAGAACCTTGTTTTAAACCGCAGGGTTGAAGCGAAAAGCCCGTTCGTTAGCCAGAGTGTATGGCATATGAATAAGGAGGAACCCGGCGAACTTGCGGGGGCTACCGTCTGGGGCGGGCTCGATCTTTCCAGCGTGTCAGACCTGACCGCACTGGTGCTGAACACCACGCAGGGCGATGTGCACTGTAAATTCTGGCTACCGGAGGAAGGGCTGGCAGATAAGGCGCGTAATGATCGTGTGCCTTATGACATATGGGCGAAGCAGGGCTGGCTAAACACGACACCTGGTAAGGCTATCGAGTATGGATTTATCGCCAGGGAGCTGCGGCGCGTTTTTGATCTCTGTAACGTCAGGGCGCTGGCGTTTGACCGCTATAACATGCGCTTCCTTCGCCCGCATCTGATCGATGCTGGTTTCACAGATGTGGAGCTCGAACGATTCGTAGAGTTCGGTCAGGGGTTTGTTTCCATGTCGCCTGCTATCAGGGAGCTGGAAGCCAAACTTCTCGGTGCGCAGCTGAAGCACGGCAATCATCCGATCCTCGAAATGTGCGCCAAAAACGCCACGGTAATCACTGACCCTGCCGGTAACCGCAAGTTTGTGAAAGGTAAGTCGAGCGGACGTATCGACGGAATGGTAGCGCTGGCGATGTCTATTGGCGCGCAGACCAGTGACGAGGTAGAGGAGCAGGGTGACGTTAATGATTTCATTTACAACTTTTTGAGCGTGTAAAAATGGCAGATACCGATTACAGCATTGACCTGCGGACGCGATCGCCATTCTGGGCGCGCATGGCCTCTATCCTGACCGGCGGCCGCCTGGTGACACCCGATAAGGGCTCGCAAATGGCGGGTACGTCAGCGCACGGTGTGGTTGGTGATTCTGTTGTGACTGATGAGCGTAATATGCAAATCAGTACGGTATGGGCCTGCATCAGGTTAATCTCCACCGTAACAGCATCTTTACCACTCGATGTTTATCAGACCAAAAATGATCAGCGCACGAAAGTGGACAACAGTCACCCCCTGGCGAAACTGCTGAGATTCCGTCCCAACAACTTCATGACCGCTCTTGAGTTTCGCGAAGCAATGACTATGCAGCTATGTGCCTACGGCAACGCCTATGCACATGTTGAGCGAAACGGTGTTGGTGACGTGATTAGCATGGTTCCAATGATGAGCGCCAATATGGAAGTTCGGCTCAGCGATAACGGTAAAAATATTATCTACCGCTACCGACGGGACACTGAATACGCTGACTTTTCACAGAAAGAAATTTTTCATCTCAAAGGATTTGGCTTCAATGGACTGACTGGTCTTTCGCCGCTGGCGTTCAGTGCGAAGTCTGCTGGTGTGGCCATAGCGATGGAAGATAACCAGCGTGAATTTTTCGCCAACGGTGCGAAGTCTCCGCAGATCCTGATGACTGACGGCAAGGTGCTGACGAAAGAGCAGCGCGGGCAACTGGAGGAAAACTTTAAGGAGATTGCTGGTGGCCCGGTCAAAAAGCGGCTTTGGATCCTTGAGAGCGGCTTCACCACGCAACCTATCGGCGTTTCGCCTCAGGATTCAGAAATTCTGGCTGCGCGTAAATTTCAGGTCGCCGAACTGGCGCGATTTTACGGCGTGCCTCCACATCTGGTCGGCGACGTGGACAAAACCACCTCCTGGGGATCGGGGATTGAACAACAAAACCTGGGCTTTCTCCAGTATACCCTCAAACCCTACCTTGATCGGTGGGAGTACAGCATTGAGCGCTGGCTGGTCAAAGAGTCAGAACAGGGCGTCATTCACGCCGAGCATAACCTCGACGGGCTGTTGCGCGGTGATTCAACAAGCCGGGCATCATTTATGCAAATCATGGTCAACACCGGGATTCGTACCGTTAACGAGGTTCGAAGGCTGGATAACCTGCCGCCGCTGCCCGGAGGTGATGTGGCGACACGGCAGTCGCAGAACGTGCCCATTACCGATCTCGGAACAAACAAAGAGCCCCGCAATGCCGGGGCTTAATTTTTATGGGGGCTATGATGCCTGACATTCAGAAGACACTGGCTTTCGACCAGACAGAAATCAAGTTCATCGGCGACGGCAGTAAGGGAACATTTGAAGGGTATGCCTCGGTTTTTAATAACACCGACGCCGATGGCGACATTATTTTGCCTGGTGCGTTCGCTGGTGTGATTGCTAATCAGAGCCGCAAGGTGGCCATGTTCTTTAACCATCAGACACGCGCTATCCCGGTCGGTAAATGGGATGCCATGCATGAAGATGACAAGGGGCTATTTGTCCGTGGTCAACTTACTCCAGGACTTAGCCTGGCCGAAGACCTGAAAGCTGCCATGCAGCATGGCACGGTTGAAGGGATGTCAGTGGGGTTTTCCGTTGGCCCTGATGATTACACCGTTGGCACGTCAGGGCTCATCTTCAAAAACATCTCTTACCTGCGGGAAATAAGCGTCTGTACTTTCCCGGCCAACGAGCTCGCTGGCGTAACGGCCATGAAGAGCATCGACAGCATCAAATCTATTCGCGATGCGGAGGCCTGGCTGAGGGATTCAGTCGGGCTTTCGCGTTCTGAAGCACAGGCATTTATCGCCCGTGTTAAGTCTGCAGGCCGAAGCGAGTTCGGTAGCGACGACATTGACGCGCTGGCACAGCGCATTAACTCATTTGCCGCTAACCTGCGGACACCTTAACGGAGTAACACATGTCTGAATTAACTGTACTGGAAAAAGCTATCGAAAATTCCCAAAAAGAAGTAAAGGAGCTTATCGAAGAACAGCGTAAATCCATCAACCAGACCGGTGAAATCAACAAGCAGCTGCAGATCGATCTGACGAAAGCACAGGAAGAACTGAAAACCACCGGTACCCGCCTGTTCGATCTTGAGCAGAAGCTGGCCGGAAACTCTCCTGATCAGACTGCGCAGAAGTCATTTGCTCAGCGCGTATCTGAAGACCTGATGAAGGGCTGGGACGGCTCGCGTACCAAAGCGAAAGTCACCAGTTTTGATAAAGCGATTGGTTCCGGCGCAGCGTCGGCAGGCGCCCTGGTCCAGCCGCAGCAGCTGCCGGGTATTCTTATGCCGGGTCTTCGCCGTCTGACCGTGCGTGACTTGCTGGCACAGGGGCGTATCACCAGTAACGCGCTGGAATACGTGCGCGAAAACGTGTTTACCAACGCTGCAGCACCAGTGGCAGAAGGTACCCTCAAGCCGGAAAGTAATATCACCTTCACCAAAGAAACGGCGAACGTGAAAACTATCGCCCACTGGATCCAGGCATCGCGCCAGATCATGGATGATGCCCCGGCCCTCGAGTCTTACATCAATTCCCGCATGATGTACGGACTGGCGCTGGTGGAAGAGAACCAGATGCTGAACGGGGACGGTACCGGCGATAACCTGCAGGGGCTCAACGTAGTAGCGAACGACTACGAAACCACACTCAACGCAACCGGAGATACTGGCGCTGATGTTCTGGCACACGCCATCTATCAGGTATCGCTGAGTGAGTTCGAAGCCGACGGCATAATTCTTAACCCGGCGGACTGGCACCGTATTGCGCTGCTGAAGGACGCTAACGGCAATTACATCCTCGGTGGCCCGCAGGCGTTTGCCTCGAAAGTGCTTTGGGGCCTTCCGGTGGTGTCGACCACAGCGCAGACGGCAGGAAAATTCACCGTTGGCGCGTTTGGCCTGGCGTCGCAGGTTTGGGATCGCATGGATGCCACCATCGAGATCAGCAACCAGGACCGCGATAACTTCGTTAAAAACATGCTGACCATCCTTTGCGAAGAGCGCCTGGCGCTGGCCCACTATCGCCCGGCAGCGATTGTGACGGGTGATATTGCTGTCAGCACTGGTGCATAACAAAAGGGCGCGGCCAGCAATGGCCGCGTAAATGCGATGAAAATTAAAGCTCTCCGTATGTTCTCGCATTATCACCTGGGTACGGTATCTCAGGGGGAAATCCGCGAGGTGCATAAAGAAATCGGCGAAGTACTGGTGAAACTGCATCTGGCCGAGGCGGTTGAGCCGGAAAAGGCAACGGACTCTGGTTCTGCGGAGCCTGCTAAAGCCAAACCAGGGGGTAAAGGTGGAAATAAGCGAGGAACAGCTGGCGCAGATAAAGGCGCATCTGAAGGTTGATGGTGACGACGAAGATACGCTTATTGCTGCCTATGCTTCGGCCTCCGTCGATTATGTTGAGCGGTTCTGCGACGGTGCGCTGGTCGAAACATTAACGCCGCCAGTGGAAGGGGAAACTCAGCCCCGTGAGGTTATTTTTACTTCCGGCATCTGGGCGGCAATGCTTTTGCTGATTGGACACTGGTATGCGAACCGCGAAGCGGTAGCGCAGAACCTTTCGGAAGTTCCGCTGGGTGTTGAAGCTCTTCTGATTAGGCACCGGAGGTGGAATTAATGGGCTGCTCAGGATGTGCTAAACGGCGTGAATGGTTAAAAAAGTGGACGAAAATAGCCTATGAACGAGCAACTGGTAAACGCGCTGATTGCAGCGCTGAGAGAACAAACAGCAGCACAGCGAGAGCAGACGGAAGCGATAAACCGCCTGGCTGAATCTAACGTCGCCCTGTCCGATGTAATTATCCAGTCGCTGGCTGCAGATGACGATATTGAAATCACTTCACTGGATGATAATCGCCCCGTTTACCTGAGTCAAAGAACGAGGGGGTGATATGCAGGCCGGAAAATTGCGTCACAGGATCACCCTGCAGGAGCCAGTAAAAGAACAGAACCCGACAACGGGAGCCGTGATTAATACCTGGCGCGATGTCGCAACCCTTTGGGCCGAAGTCGCTCCTTTATCCGCACGTGAGTTTATCGCCGCCCAGGCTTCTCAGGGCGAAGTTACCACACGGATAACGATGCGTTACCGTGAGGGTGTCACCCGCAAACATCGGATCCTGTTTCGTGGCCGCTTCTACAACATTGAGGGCGTTTTACCTGACCCCCGGAGTGGCAGGGAATACCTGACACTGCCTTGTTCAGAGGGGGCTAACGATGGCTGATGGCGTGGAAGTAAACCTGACCGGCTTCGATTCCGTCCTGGGGAAACTGGATGCCGTCTCACAGGTCACTCGCGATAAATCCGGTCGTGCCGCGCTGCGTAAAGCGGCAAACGTCATCAGGGACAGAGCGCGCAATAATGCCGCGCGGGTTGATGATCCTCTCACCAAAGAGGCTATCTACAAAAACATTGTGGTCAGTTTCAGCAGCAAGGCATTTCGCAGAACCGGCGATCCAACGTTTCGTGTCGGGGTGATGGGCGGCGCCAGGCAATACGCCAATACAAAGGCCAACGTCCGAAAAGGCAGGGCGGGTAAAAGTTTTAACACTGCCGGAGATAAAGGTAATCCTGGCGGGGATACCTGGTACTGGCGATTCCTGGAGTTCGGCACAGAGCACGCAGCAGCAAAGCCAGTTTTGCGACCGGCGATCAATGGTGTTGATACCGACGTAATTAATATTTTCGCAGCGGAGCTGGAAAAGTCCATTGATCGCGCTGTGCGACGGGCGGCTAAAAAAGGAACTCCGGTATGATTGCTCCAATATTTGCAGTTTGCGCAGCCAGCCAGGCAGTCAGGGATTTGTTAGGTTCTACTCCCGTGCGGCTTTATCCGTTCGGTATGCAGGACGACAATATCGTTTATCCCTACGCAGTCTGGCAAAACGTAGGTGGCTTCCCTGAAAATTATCTAAACCAGCGGCCAGATGCAGATCACTATTCTCTGCAGGTTGATGTCTATGGTGATACTGACACCGATGTGATCGCCGTTGCCCGCGCTTTGCGTGACGCAATAGAGGGCAAGGCCTATATCACCCGATGGGGTGAACAAAGCCGCGACCCTGAAACAATGCGATACCGCTATTCCTTCGATGTTGACTGGATAACGACCAGATAACCAACAACCCCAAACTGACCCGCCTTGTGCGGGTTTTTCTTTTATGGAGACAAAACATGTCTGTATTAACGCAAGGCACGCAGTTTTTTGTGCTCAAGTCTGGCGTGGTCAGCGAGGTTGAATGCATCACCAGTTTCAACCCCGGCGGGAACCCTGCCGATCAGATTGAAGATACCTGTCTGAGTGAACGGGATTCCAGAACCTACAAAAAGGGGCTTAAAACGCCTGCGGCCGCAACCGTCGGGCTTAACGCTGATCCGACGAACGCCAGCCACATTATGTTGCATGGCCTCGCTGAAGCGAATGACCAGACGCCGTTAACTTTTGCGGTTGGCTGGTCAGATGGAACCAGTGTCCCGACAGCCGCCGCTCCTGGCGCTGAGGATGCTGTTGATGGCCTGGTGCTGCCATCGGATCGCACCTGGTTCATTTTCCAGGGTTACGTTTCCGATTTCCCGTTTGATTTCCAGGGTAACGCTGTTGTGACGACCTCCGCCACGATCCAGCGGTCTGGCTCTTCCGTATGGGTGCCGAAGGTCGCAGCGTAATTAATATGCCCGGTTATCCGGGCTTTTCTATTCAGGAGCTGAAATGCAACTTACTCTCGATACGTTAAAAGAAACCGGTGCTTTTACCGGGCGTCCCGTGGAAAAAGAAATTAAGTGGAAAGGCCGTGACGGGAAAGAGCATATCGCAACCGTCTATGTGCGTCCGATGGGCTACCACACCACTAAAGCTGAACTGCTGGCGTATAACGGGAAATCGGACCCGATTGCTGAGCGCATTGCGGCGCATATTTGCGATCAGCACGGCGCCCCAGTGTTTACCGCGGCTGACATTCTTGGGACTGCTACCCCAGATCGTGGGGCGCTGGACGGCCCGATCGTTATGGCCCTCCTGGCTGCAATTCATGATGTAAACGAACTGGGAAAGACTACGAGCTAACCGGCGAGGATGAATTCTGGTGCGAACTGGTGATGAACGGCATCGGTGGCCGCACCATCGCAGAGGCTCAGGAGCGGATGAGTCGCAGGGAATTTCTGGTTTGGCTCAAGTACCGTGAGAAGTACGGACCGCTCAATATCATGATGCGTACCGAGTGGGGGGCTTCGCTGGTGGCTTCTGTCCTGGCTAACATCAATAAGGCAAAGAACGCGCCACCGTTCAAGGTAAGTGACTTTGCACCGCACATCAACGAAGCGCCATTATCTCTGGAAGAAGCTATGAAAAGTTGGCATTGATGACTTTTAAATCGCTGCAGTGATCACTATCATCAGTACAACAATAACCACTGGGATAGGGATATGAAGAAAATAGCGATTATGTTATTTGCATTATTGTTAACTGCGTGCGCAGCAAATCCACCTAGCCAAGTTCAGTTGCATTCGGCTGATTATGGGGTGTTACCGGATAACTATCAGCAGCAGATAAAGGATTGGTGGGGAAGGATGTTAAAAGACCCATATTCTGCTCATTATACTTTTGGTACACCAGAGAAAGCATGGTTTAAGGATGGCATTTTAGCTGAATCAGGAGGGGCTATGCGATATGGATGGCTTATTCCAATAACCATTAATGCTAAAAACTCTTATGGTGGATATACAGGTGCTGAAGCACATACTATTTTTTACTCTCATGGGAAAATAGATTCCGCTGATGCTCAGGTGAATGCGGGCTATACGGGAAAAGTTAAATAATTTTAACCAATATATAAACAAACCAAAACCTCGCTTCGGCGGGGTTTTTTGTTGCCTGGAGAAAATTAAATGGCTGGCAAGTCCCTCGGTACGTTAACAATCGACCTGATCGCTAAAGTAGGTGGATTTGTTCAGGGCATGGATAAAGCCGAAAGATCTTCTCAGAAGTGGCGCGACCAGGTAAAAAAAGACGCTAAAGAGGTAAGTTCTTCAATCATTGCTATTGGGGCTGCGGCGGCTACAGCAGCTGTTGGCATTGGTGCTGCTGGATTAGCCATTGTTAAAAATACTGCACAGCAGGTTACTGAAGCTGATCGCTGGGCAAAATCTCTTAAAATGTCCACCCAGGATTTGTTATCCTGGCAATACGCTGCTGAACAAGCCGGTTTAACCGGTGACAACATAGCCGATATTTTCAAAGACATTAATGATAAGGTCGGTGATGCGGTCCTGAATAAATCAGGTGAGGCAGCTCAGGCGCTGGATACTTTGGGGCTTTCAGCTCAGAAGCTGGCTCAGCAATCCCCAGACAAGCAGCTGATGGCAATCAGTGAAGCATTACAGAAAATCCCCACTCAGGCCGGGAAAACAAATATTCTCGAAAGCCTGGGTAATGACCTGTCAAAAATGCTGCCGTTGTTCGACAACAACAACGAGAAGCTGAAACAGTTTATCCAGCTATCAAAAGATTTTGGTGTCGCACCACCGCAAGAAGATATTGATAACCTTGTTAAGGTTAATCAGTTCTTTCAGGATATAGAGACTAGCGCCCGCGGTCTTAAAATTGAAATTGCTTCGGGGCTGGCTAAGGTTGACCTTACACCATTGCAGGATGGGCTTGATGACATTCGTGACGTCTTCACCGATCCTGCTGTTCTTCAGGGGCTATCAGACCTGGTTGGTGAAGCCATAAGCCTTGCCGGGGTTGTGGGGCGTATTGCTGGTGGCCTGGGGGCTATTGCAACTTATACCCGCTCTCGTATCGGTGCTGTATCTGGTAATTATAACGCTGCTGATGAAAGTGATATTGCACAGCGCATTGAATTCCTTAACAAACGAGGGAATCAAAGTAAGGAACAAAAAGACGAATTAGAATTTTTAACTAAACGTCTTCAATTTCTTCGCGCGATAAAGTCAAGCATGACTCCGGAACAGGTAGATAGAGGAGCGAAAGGGCTCACCTCTCTACTTTCGGATCTTGGAATTGAGACTTCTAAAGATAATGATTTTTCGTTGGGCAAAGGGGAGTCTAACCAGAATCAGCCAAATACAAAACCAAAAAGCAATCCTTCTGATAATGCTTTCAAAAATAGACTGCTTGACTTACAAAAGCAAGCTGCCCTAATTGAAACGACTGGTAAAAAAACTGCAGAAGTAACCGAGCTGGAGAAGATTAATTTTGATATAACCAGCGGTAACCTGAAAAAATTATCAGAAGGGCAGAAGGAACAACTTCGAACTGCGGCTAAAATCCTTGATTCCAAGAAGGAAGAGTTACGACTTAATCAGGAAAATGCGAAAGTAGCTGAATATGTTTCAGATCTCGAAAGACAGAATAAGTTAGTCCGCAAAGGGTTTGATAACCAAATAGTTGGCCGTTATTCTGGTAGTCGTGAACGTTCACGCATGCAGGATAATAATGATATTCAGCAAGATTTTGCTTCTCGACAGGAAGAGCTTTTAAATCAATTCCAGTCTGGAGATATTGATAAAAGTCTATACGATAAAAAGAAAGAAGCGCTTCAAAACTCGCTGAATGAAAGGCTAAGAATTCAAGAGGAACATTATAAGAAGTTAGATGATCTACAAAGCGATGGTGTTGCAGGTTTCGTTTCTGGAATATCAGATCAAGCTGCTGCATATTCAAACCTATATGCAAATATGCAGCAAGTAGGTGCACAAACGTTTAGTAGTTTAACTGATATGGTAATTAACTGGGCGGAAACTGGTAAATTAAACGCTCAGGACTTTGCGGCGACATTCATTCAATCTGTTGGGGCTGCATTACTGCAATATGCGGCTGCTCAGGTAGCAATGGCAGCGTTGAGTGCCTTCACTGCCTGGATTGGTGTTCCCTATGTAGGGCCTGTGGTGGCGTCAACCCAAGCAATAGCTGCGGCAGCTGCTGCTGGTGTGTTCATGACTGCTATCGGATCGGCGCTTCAGGGCCAGGCTCATGACGGTATCGACTCTGTGCCCGAAACTGGAACCTGGCTCCTGCAGAAAGGTGAGCGCGTTACGACAGCTAAAACCAGCGCAAAACTGGATGCCACTCTGGATCGAGTTGCAAACCAGTCAACAGGCGGCGGCGCGATTTATTCGCCCACAATCAATATCCCCATCAATGGTAACCCTTCCGATGCAACTTTGGCGCTGGTCCGTAAAGCTGCAGATGAGGGGGCAGAAAGGGGATACCGGAAGGCGGTTAATTCAGTCGCAAGCGGTCAGGGTGATTTGCATAAGGCCTTGATGGGGAAAACTACCTCGGGGAGGAAAATTAGCTAATGGCTATCACCACAACGCTTTATTACCCCTCCGCTTACCTGCCTGGACCGCTTAAAGAGAGTTTTGGTTTAACTCCTGTATCTCCTCTGAAACGGACCCAGATGGTAACTGGCCGGGCACGGCAGCGGCGTGCCTACACCTCGACACCAACCCAAACAGATCTGGCCTGGATTTTTTCTGACGCCCAGGCGCAGGCTTTTGAGGCGTGGTTTCGGGATGAGTTATCAGATGGGGCGGCGTGGTTCAACATACCGTTATTAACGCCTGTAGGGCTGAAAAATTACGTGTGTCGTTTCACGGATATTTATAAAGGTCCCACTCCAGAAGGCGGATTTTACTGGAGATATACCGCGCCAGTAGAACTCTGGGAGCGCCCATTGCCACCGTCTGGATGGGGGCATTACCCGGAATGGATAGTCGGAAGTTCGTTGCTTGATATCGCCCTGAATAAGGAGTGGCCGAAGCATGACGCAGATTAAACGCCTCTACGCCAGCAGCGGCCCGGAGGTGATCATTGAAACGCTGCAGATCACCATTGGTTCTGACGTCCATTATCTGTGCCAGGGTTACGAGAGCATCACGGCAACGACGGAGAACGGCGATACCGTAACGTTTACCGCCTGTTCGATAGACATTGCGCTGCCGGCGCGCAATGCGGACGGCACGCAGGACCTCAAATTTGCCTTGTGCAATATCGATGGTGTTGTGTCCACGGCGATCCGCAATGCGCTGGCTAACCGTCTGTCTGCATTGCTGACGTACCGGCGTTATATCTCCACGGATTTAGCGGCCCCTGCGGAAGTGCCGTATACGCTGAAAATCAAGTCTGGTTACTGGACGGCGACAGAGGCGCAGATTACCGCGGGTTATATGAATATCCTTGATACAGCCTGGCCACGTTACCGCTACACGCTACCTGTATTCCCCGGACTGCGTTATATCAGCTAAGGAATCCCAATGTTTAACCCTGATAAATACCGTTCAGTCACCTGGCTGAAGGGCGGGCGCGTATACCCGCAACTCGACTGTTTCGGCATTGTGAACGAGATACGCCGCGACCTGAATTTACCCGTCTGGCCCGATTTTGCAGGGGTCACCAAAGACGACGGCGGCCTCGACCGGGAAGCGCGCAGGATGATGCTTACCCTTGAGCGCTGCGAACCCTGCGAAGGGGCCGGGGTTGCCTGTTATTCCGGGTCGACCGTCACCCACGTAGGGATCGTGGTCAGTATCGGTGGTCTGTTGCATGTGGCGGAATGCAACCCGGGTACGAACGTCACCTTTCTGCCGTTGCCGCGGTTTAAGCGCCGATTTGTCAAAGTGGAGTTCTGGCAATGACCATTCGTTTTTACCCGTCCCGGCTTCCCGGTGAACCACTCGAAACGCATGAGCATGGTGTAACCAGCATTCGCAGCTGGCTGGTGGCAAATGTCGAAGGCTACGAGGATCGGGATGTCCCACCGCTGACCGTTGAGGTTGAGGGGCTGTCAATTCCGTCAGGCGAGTGGGCTACTTGCGTGATCCACCCTGATAGTGACGTTCGGCTTTATCCGGTTCCCTTCGGGCTTGAGGCCGCTACGATTGCCTGGATAGGAGTGGGAATCGCCGTCGCATCTGCGGCTTATTCATTGTTCATGATGAGTAACATTGATGCCGGCGGCTATACGTCATCCACAGGTCGAAGCCTCGACCTGAACCCCGCTAAAGCAAACAGCGCGAAACTGGGTGATGCGATTCGTGAGGTGTTTGGGCGCGTGCGTATTTATCCGGATTATGTCGTGCAGCCGGTTACCCGGTTTGATGCCGCCGATCCTACGAAAATGCGCGTCCAGATGCTGCTGTGTCTCGGTATCGGTGATCTGATTTATACCAATGGCGATATCAGGGTTGGCAGTACGCCAGCTTCAACGCTACCGGGATTCAGCAGCACCCATTACCCGCCAGGCGCGGACGTTTCCGGTGATGAGCGCAGCGAAAACTGGGTCAACTCCACCGAAGTGGGCGGGACGTCATCCGGCACCGGGCTGGATATGGCCCAGACGTCGCCGGACGCAGACGACATTATCGCAGACAGCATGACCGTCTCCGGATCGAGCGTGACGTTTACGGGGCTGGATAAGGATGATGATGACGATAATGACGAGAACGATAACGCACTGCCGCCCAGCTGGGTCGCCGGCGCCGTGGTCGAACTGAAAGCCCCGGCGAACTACCAGATCACTTCGGCGGCTGGATACAGTGTTATCGCCAGCCCGCTGCTGACGGAGATCGCGCCGGTAGTAGGTATGCCGGTGACGCTGGGGTTTAACTCTGTCGATTACGATCTGTTTATCGCGTCATATACCCCCGGTCAGGCTGCAGTGCCCGGCGCCGGGGGGAGTGCGGCAAAACTCCAGGCCAGTGCGGCCCCGACCACCTACGATTTTTCGACCAGCTCCAGCACGTTCACGATCACCTGGCAGGGGGTTACCTACCCGGTGTCGCTGGTGGCTAACTATGTCTCGATGTCGGGACTGCTGGCGGCCATCACCGAGGGACTCACTGGCTCCGGCCTGGTTGCGCAGGACAACGGCGGCACCGTACTAATAACCGAGGCGGCCAGTCCGTTCGCGGGTGGGGCGATCACGTCCTCTTCACTGCCTGCAGCTGTTTTCGGTGATGCCCCGGTTTACACCTCCGGCACGGCATCAACCGGCGGCAGCCCGGCGGTAACGGCGAATGTGACACTCGCCTATAACTCTGCCACGGGCACCGCATTCTCCGGGATGCCGGAGGGGGTGCAACGGCTTTCACTTGCTCACCGCGGGAATGAGTACCGCATTGTCTCGACCGACGGCACAACGGCGACGGTGGCGCGCCTGGTTAATGGTGCCGTTGATGAGTCATGGCCGGGATTCACCGCCCGGACGATGATCGACTATGAGGCCACTGGTCTTAACGACACGCTGAGCTGGCTGGGGCCGTTCCTGGTTTGCCCTGAAAATGAAACCGTCGATATGTTCGAGGTGAATTTCTCCTTCCCGAACGGCATCTGTGGCTTTGACAGCAAGGGGAAAAAGCGGCTTCGGCATGTTGAGTGGGAGATTCAGTATCGCGTCTACGGTTCCGGATCGGGGTGGGTGAGTCACCAGGGAGAGTATGCGCTTAAAAACGTCAACGGGCTGGGATTCACTGAGCGGATCACCCTCAGCTCACCAGGGCTGGTAGAGGTTCGCTGTCGCCGGCGCAATGAGCAGGGCTCAAACAACGCCAGGGATTCGATGTACTGGCAGGCACTGCGCGGGCGACTGCTGACGCGCCCTTCATCCTATCCCGGCGTGTCGCTGATGGCGGTGACCGTTGAGACGGGGGGCAAATTGGCGGCTCAGTCGGACCGCCGCGTAAACGTTGTGGCCACGCGGGCCTATGACTCAGGAACGGCCAGAACCATTTCTGGGGCGTTGCTGCATGTCGGGAACTCGCTGGGGCTGGAGATGGATGTCGACACCATCACTGCGCTGGAGTCTGCGTACTGGACGCCACGGGGAGAGTATTTCGATTACGCTACCGGCGACAGTATCTCAGCGCTGGAAATGCTGCAGAAGATAGCCAATGCCGGGAAGTCCCGCTTCCTGTTAAGCGATGGCCTGGCGACGGTCAACCGTGAGGGGATTAAGCCCTGGACTGGCGTGATCACTCCGCATGAGATGGTGGAGGAGCTGCAGAGCAGATTTACCGTACCGTCCGACGATGATTTTGATGGCGTCGACGTGACATACATCAACGGGACTACCTGGGCGGAGGAGACCGTTAAATGCCGGACGCCGGACAATCCCACGCCGGTGAAAATCGAGAACTACAAACTCGATGGGGTACTGAATCAGGATCACGCCTACCAGATCGGCATGCGTCGCCTGATGAAATACCTGCAGCAGCGGGTGACGTTCCAGACCACTACCGAGCTGGACGCGCTGTGCTACAACACGGGCGATCGCATTGTGCTCACGGATGATATTCCGGGCAACAACACGATTTCCTGTCTGGTGGAGGCGATGACAACGGCTGGTGGCGTGACAACGTTCACCGTCACGGAGCCGCTTGACTGGTCTTTCGAAAATCCCCGCGCGCTGATCCGCTATCAGGATGGCTCTGCATCCGGCCTGATGGTGGCGAGCAGGGTGGGTGACTTTCAGCTGTCAGTCCCGCACCTGAGCGAGTTTGATGATCCGATGAAGGTTGACTTGTCATCGGCAACCATCGAGCCGATCCGCCTGGTGTTCTGCGGCTCAACGCGCCACGTCTACGACGCCATTGTAGAGGAGATCGCCCCGCAGTCTGACGGAACCTGCCAGGTCACCGCTAAAGAATACCTAGAATCGTTCTACCAGTACGACGACGCCACATACCCCGGCGACGTCTCGTAATACCCCATAAAAACCCCTGATTAACTCTTTTCGCTTAAACCCTCGTTTAGGCGAAGTCTCTTTTTGGAGCAAAAAACATGGCCTTTAATCCTCCGCTGGGGAGCACGTCTCCTGCTGTGCTGCTCGATAATGCCAAACGTCTTGATGAACTGGCCAATGGGCCCGCTGCCACTGTTTCCGATCGTGCAGGCCAACCGCTGGATTCCTGGCGCCAGATGATGGCGAAAAATGAAGCCCTCACGGAGGCAACCCGCCAGAATCTTATCCCCCTGAGTCGTCAGTACATGACGCTGTCAGAGGCGCAGGCTGATATCGCGAATATCCCTGCCGGCTCGACTACATATGTGCGCAGCCAGGACGGCAGCGCGCTGGCTGATGAATATATGAACGTCAGCGGAACGCTGCAGCCTACCGGACGCCGCATGTTATCTGCTGAACCATTCCAGGGGTTAGTTGATGCTGTTCTCTTTGCCGACCCTGCAGAGTTTTCACGCTCCGGGTATGCGTCTGCGGTAGTAGCCGAGGATATGTTCATTATTACCGCTGTCCGGTCTGATGGTTCATTTTTTATTCCTGACCTGGATATCTCCGGCATTGACCTTGACACCCTGTCTCGTATCACTGCTGAGATCACATTTATTGACCCTATTGAGTTTTTGCGATCGGGATACAGGTCAGCTGTGCTGTCAGCTGACCGCTTTATTCTGTCTGCGGTGGCGCTGGATTCCGATGTTTATATACCCGTCATTTCTGACTCGGTCGGGGTTATTGAATCGCGCGAGTTCGCCCGCAGTGGTTTTATCAACGCAGTTATTTCAGAGGACAGATTTATTATGGCAGCCAGGACTACTGACGGAAACGCCCAGGAGGGGAGCAGGGAAATTCGCCTGCCGACAGAGTTTGAGCGTTCGGGATACCGGTATGCTGATGCAAGCGCAGATATGTTTGTTACAGACGGAGACCGGCTGTTAACTGAGGCATGGCGGCGTGACGTGTATTACGCCAGGGTGGTGGGCGCATACAGTCAGCTGTTTAAATTTGATGCGAATGGCGCTGAAACTCAGTTGACGCATGACAATGCGAACGTGACGAACGTCCGGGATAGCGGCGATGAGGTGCAATGGCAGAGTGATGTCGATGCAGGTGTAAAAGGCGGGCTCTGGTTTACGAAGAAGTCCAGTTTCGACCCCCACCCGGTATTCCCACGAAACATCATCACGCTATGGGGGCACTCATTTCTGCAAAACCCACGACTGGCTAACAAACTGTATAAACTGACAGGAATGCCGGTCTGGAATTTCGGCCGCAGCAATATCACAAGCAAGGGCGCAGCTCTGCGCCAGGGCGGGCAGCGAATCGAAGTATGGCCTTTGACGGGGAAGATTCCGGCAACAACGGATGCTGTCCAGGTCACGCCATCATCCCCCGGCCCACTGGAGCTTGGCGCTAAAAATTATGCGCTGAACGGGCAAGGGTATTTCCGCGGGCAAAAGGTCTGGGTTAACTGGTACGCTGACAACACGCTAAAAATCACACGCTATGCCGCCGGTGCGGAAATTACGGTTCCCGCTGCTGAAACGCTGACGTGGATACCGCAGACGCAAGAAGCACTGACCGATATTGATACCGGGCAGGTGATAACGCCGCAGTATGCAACTTATGACAGGCACGCTGAAGGGATTAATATTTTCTGGATAGGACGAAATAACAGTGCTGGTATTGCGCAGGTTATTTCTGATTTGAAAGCGATGGTGGAAAAAGTCCGGTCGTCATCTAAATTTCCCAGAATCGTGGTGCTGGCTGATTTCATGGATGCCGGACAGACTAATGGCACGGCAGGCCGTGCGCAGATGTTTTCGCTGAACGCTGCGTATAAACGCGCGTACCCTGAATATTATTGTGAAATTAATGGTGTTGATATTCTCCAGAACTTTATCAATCACGCCAACCCGAACTATGCAGATGATGTGGCCGACGTTGCAGCCGGAACAACCCCCCGGAGTCTGCGATATGACGACCTGCATCCGTCTCAGGTTCTGCAGGAAAATGCATTACATATTGGCGCAGACGTAAACGCTGAATTTATCTATCAATATCTGACAAAAAAAGGCTGGTTATAATGACTGCAACAGTAACAGGTCCATTCGAAGTCCGCAAAAATCTGACCCTGGGCGCGGGTGTAAAACTGTACCGAGACCAGACAATTACTCCTGAAACGAAAGCAGTCTTTGATTTTGCATCGGACTGGGCGGGCGGTAACAAGGCACAGTACAAAAATCTGAACACGTTAAAAAACATGAACTATGTCGATGATGCGATAACGATTAACGCCAACGATTCAAATTCAAACGCGCAAAACTACGGCAGTGGGGGCGGTATTTATTCTGCGACTGGTCAGAACTTAGGGGTAAAACTCCCGGCATCGGCATACCCAACACCGGATATGACCCGATTTATGTTTACTGTGTGGGCAAAATGGCCGGCGGACAAACTGATAAACCCCGCAAATACTAACTGGGCTCTGCTCTACGCGGGCTCAGGCACCGGCGCATTGTCAGATGACGCAAGCACGGCGTTTAAAATCGGCGGCGTGCGGCAGGTGAACGATGGTTCGGACGTTCCAATTCAGGTCCTGTACGTATATGGCGTGCGCGTTACGTATCCCGCAGAGGCGCAAACAAAAATTAAATCCGTCGTTGGTCAGAGTCAGCCATTCCAGTACGGGGTAGAAGTGGTTCGAGATAAAAATCTGAACAATTTCTACTGCAATTTCTACCTCAATGGTGAGCTGATCGGGACGTCACCAGCATTTACTCCCCTGGCTGTCCCGACGGTGACAAACGCGTTTGTGCTGGGAAATCTGGCTAACGGCTACTGCATGGCGAACACTGTTTTCTATCGTGTACGCCTTGACGACCTTACCGGCTCCACTCGGCTGACTGCAGATCTCATCGCTGACGATTACACAAAAAATAAGGGGTACTTTAGTTAAAAGTAATTGCGGCTGTCATGAAAATTGATAGCCGCAGCCTCTTTGATCTGCCTCCTGAATGAAATTACTGTATGCATGACCAGTATTTCAGGAGGGCAGATCATGCTTCGACAGTCAGACATCGCCGCGGCTTTCCGCGAGGCGGTATTGCGCAACGCCAAAGGATACCAGCACCTTCACACCCGCGACTTCGTTACCGCGCTGCGCCGGCGCGGCATCCACTGTTCCGAGGTGGAGGCTAACGCCTGGATCGCACGCGAGCAGTCTTATTTCGTCGATAAGACGCCGGACCATAGCGAAAACCGCCTGTGGATGATGGCCAACATGGGGAGGGTGCTGTAATGGGCTTTCCATCACCCGCGACGGACTACACGGAACAGCGATTAACGGTTAACTCGATCTGCAATGTTGGGCCTAATACGTTGCTCTTCGAGCGGTCTGGCGGTTACGTTGTGCTGGATATCTCCCTGAAACCAAAGCAAGGTAGTCAGGTTCTGATTCAGCACGGCGGCGGGACGGAGATTGCCACGCTGAGAGGAAAGGCGCTGATTACCGAAGATGGCGAAGCAATTGAAGGTGAGGCCTTGGATGATGTCACTGTCGCAGGCGTCGTGTCGTTTACTATCTGCGATGTGCGCCAGGACAATGCGGTTGTTTAGTTGCAGTCAATTGATGGAAGATTTCGCGTGGCAGGCGTCTTGGGGCATGGGTGGGGCATGAGAAATCTGTGAAATTCGCCAAATATTGCAAACAATAAATGTTGGTTGCTATCTCCAGCCAATGAAATTGGCGCTCCTGGACGATATTTGTCGATTTATAAATTTACCGCGTCACGCAATTGAAGTGGCGGGCATACTCTTCAAGGCTGGTGATGCCAAGGCGCACCCATTTCGGGTGCACCAACTGGGGAAGCCCAATATAAATCAGAACGCGGCGAGGATCTCCTCGGTGCTGCGCACGTGCCAAGGAGAGTCGGCGGCCGCCGCCGGGTAATGACTGAAGAAGTGGTGGAGCGGTGCCGCAGGATGTTGAGTACGGGCGCAACCCGGCAGCAGGTAGCTGATGTAATAGGTGTAGACGTGAAAACAATCTACAAGTACCTCCCGGCGACTTGAAGACAAAGATTTCAC